ATGCTTCACATTTTTGGCAAGTATGTATCAGTTGGCGTGGTGAATACGGCGCTGCACTGGCTATGTTTCGGTGGGCTAATCCACTTCTTTGGAGCTACACAGTCCCTGGCGAACATCATAGCGTTCTGCATCGCAGTTACATTTAGTTTTTTCGTAAACGCAAAATGGACATTCAAGTCTCAGGCCACCTCCGGGCGTTATTTTGCGTTTGTTGCTTTCATGGGCGTAATGGCTGGCATAACTGGATATATTGCTGATGTTACCGGTGCTCCAGCTGTTATTACCCTCATCGTCTTTTCAGGCTTTAGCCTTGTGGCTGGTTTCATCTATTCTAAGTTCATTATCTTTAGGGATTCGAAATGAAAATTTCTCTGGTCGTTCCGGTGTTTAATGAAGAGGAAGCAATTCCGATCTTCTACAAAACCGTGCGGGAATTCGAAGCGCTGCAGCAGCATGAAGTAGAGATAGTCTTTATCAATGACGGTAGTAAAGATGCTACAGAGTCAATTATAAAGGCGCTTGCTATTGCCGATCCGCTTGTGGTCCCCCTGTCATTCACTCGCAACTTCGGTAAAGAGCCAGCACTGTTCGCCGGGCTTGACCATGCCACTGGTGACGCGATCATCCCGATTGATGTAGACCTGCAGGACCCAATTGATGTCATTCCGCACCTTATTGAGAAATGGCAGGCCGGTGCGGATATGGTGTTGGCTAAGCGATCTGACCGGTCAACCGATGGACGACTCAAGCGTAAGACCGCAGAGTGGTTCTATAAACTGCACAACAAAATCAGCAATCCGCAGATCGAGGAAAACGTTGGCGACTTCCGCCTTATGTCTCGTGATGTGGTTGAAAACATCAAGCTAATGCCAGAACGCAACCTTTTCATGAAGGGGATTTTGAGCTGGGTTGGCGGACGCACTGATGTTGTTGATTACGCTCGCGCTGTACGTGTTGCAGGGGATTCTAAATTCAATGGATGGAAGTTGTGGAACCTTGCACTTGAGGGAATAACCAGCTTTTCTACGTTCCCGCTGCGCATGTGGACGTATATCGGTTTATTTGTAGCTGGCCTGGCCTTCATCTATGGTGCATGGATGATCGTCGACACGTTAGCATTCGGCAATCCGGTTCGCGGCTATCCATCAATGCTGGTTTCAATACTTTTTCTTGGCGGGGTTCAGTTGATAGGCATAGGCGTGCTTGGGGAGTATATCGGCAGGATTTATGTTGAAGTTAAGGGAAGACCGAGATACATCATCAAAAATGATGAACCAAAAAACAAGTCTTAAGGTGTAAAAATGCTTAGTTTCAATTTAGATAAAAAGCTTTTTTCAATGATAATGCTTATTTCATTGATATTCTTCATTCCCATTATCTTATCAAGTCACTATTACGTTGATGATTTAGGGCGATCTATTTACGGCTATTCAAAGTGGTCTGAGAACGGCAGGCCCCTTGCTGATCTTTTATTTCTATCTTTGAGCTTTGGGCCTCAGTTACCAGACATATCCCCTCTACCACAATTGCTTGCCTTGAGCATCTTATCGCTAAGTGTTTACTTTTCTGCAAAAGCATTCCTCACTGAATTTGACGGGTACGTTGCTGCCATCATTTCAATGGTTGCAATTTCAAGCCCATTCTTGTTGGAAAATCTATCATATAAATATGATGCTTTCCCAATGTCGATATCCGTGCTGTGTGCGATAATTCCTTTTGCAGTAAAAGCCGTAAAATTAAAAAAACAATTTCTATATTGCTGCGCTTCTGTAATTCTAATTTTGTGCATCTATCAGGCATCAATTAACATATATATAATATTCGCTATTTTATACGTATTAAACTTATTTAGATTAGGCGACACTCGCAATGGATTATTATCAATAATCGCATCCATTGGCGGATTGGTTATTAGTTATATTATATATTCAACATTCATTTCGCCGTACTTTTTAGTTGGTAGTTATAATCTAAGGCATAGTCAACTTGCGACCTCAGGAATAAATGATGCCTTAACGGTTATATCACGTAACATTTCCGAATTTGGAAATATGCTAAGTCTTGTTGTTACTACACCATTTATAATCTTTAGTGTAGTGGTGTTAACATTATCTTTAATTGCGTTAATAAAAATAGCGTTTGTTAAATGCAGTTCCTCTAAGCCTGAGAAGATAATGAAGCTTTTAGTCATTGTATTTTCTCCAGTGGCAGTTTTGTGCATGATAACAGGCCCCATGATGCTCCTGAGGGATCCAGTGCTATCTCCCAGGGTTCTAATGGCATTTGGAACTGCATGCTTCTTCTTTGCAGTACTTTCTACTTGGGCCTTCTCTCGCACAAATCTTTATAAATCATTATGCGGAATTTTGTTTACAGTTTACGCCCTATACTCTTTAGGGGTTGCCTATGCTTATGCTAACTCACTTAACAATCAAGAAAAGTATGAGAATGCGATAATTCAATTAATGATGTCTGACTTAAACAGCCTTGGCTTGAGCGGTTATGAATTTATTGCTTTCAAAGGTGGGGTGTCGTTGTCACCAGAAGTTCGGATGGCAGCCAAAAAATACCCAGTAATTTCAAAACTTATACAACCAACAATAAATAATCAATGGGTGTGGGGTCACACACAAATGATGCATTTCGATTTGGATAAGAAATTTCAAAGTTTTGATTATCACATGTCGCTTAAATCTAGTTTATGCACATTTGAAAATGTCAGAAACTCTAACAACTATAACATTTTACTTGATAAAAAAAGCTCAACTGTTGTATTTGATTTCACGAAGACAGAGTGTAAATAGCTTTTAAAAGCCCCCCCCAGCATCTGGAGGGGGATGTATTTATATACTGCTTGTATAAGTAGCCGCAGTATACATATGCTTCCATACTTTGCTTTGAACCGTTACCATACCAATGCCGCAAGATAATAAAGAATTAGAGTTATAACACCCAGCGTTATCAACAGAGGTTAGTTTAGTAAGGTCGCATGCAATGTTATGCATTCCTGGTCGAAGTTTTATAACTCCTGAGTTGGAAGTTGCCAGAGAATTAGCGCCGTCAGTATCTACCTCCCCTCCGATGAAATAGGTAGCAGCATTAGCCGAGAAAGGAACAAAACCTGATGCCATAGGCGCCTTGACGTTTCTGCAATAAATCTTCGCAGTAGTTCCGGTGAGATCTACCATCCCAGCACAACCATCAAAAGTGGCATTTGTTAGATAAATCTCAGGCTGAGTTGCCATTGCAGCCTGTGCGAAAATAGCAGCGAGCCCGTTAGTTTGTGTCATGTTTGTAAGATGCATTTTTGTAAGGCTTGTAGTACCGATAGCTCGGTACAGACGACCTTGCGTAATTCCTGAAAGAATAGCCTGAACATTATCCATGAATATTTGCCCAATTACACCGCGGTTGTTTACTACTGCGGCGTTGGCATTAACTGGCATAATGATTCTGCAGTTGTTAATTATTAGGGTGTCAATGCTGGCAGTATTTGCGTTATTGACTGAAACAAGACCCAGCCCATTTCTAGGCCCATTATTAATTATTAACTGGTGAGCCACTGTTCCAACAGAGCCTGAGACATTAACAACTGGAGCAGTGTCCTTACGGCTGAATATATTCTCCAGCACAACATAGTCCAGCTCAACGCCATACGTATTTCCTGGTTTCTTATACCCTCTGTCATCAAAGGTAAACACAGGGAAAGGCGTGGTGCCAGCTAAGCCATCTCCCGGAATAGCATAAACATCGCTGACATGAAGGTAATTTACATGGGTGTAGTCTAATCCGTTAGTGTCTGCGTTGCAGCGCATCACGGAGTCCCTTGTATTACCATATAACCCAGCTATCTTGATGCGTACGAAGTTGCCTGACCCATTGCCGCCCATGGTTACCAGCGTGGTGGTGCTACCTCCTTCATCGTTAACACCGCTCAATGAGTACAGCCCGGCCACGTCAACGTTTGAGAAGTCGCCTGCTTCACTGATATCGTATGACGGGTAGTCACCGATAGTCATGGCAAACATGTCGTCGCCAGTGATGCCAGACAGGTTGCGAACATAAACGTTCTGAATAGGGTTCTGTAAGTGCAGCCCATCAGAGATGGTGTTGAAGCGCAGACCGTCTACATACAGGTTCTGGATTTTAGCTATCAGCCAGCAGTATTTGCGGGCGTTACGCGTAAGTATCCCACCGCCGAGGCGCAGGGTGGTGACGTTCTTGAACACGGACGCCATGCTATTGGTGCCGTTGAAGCCTTTGGCCAGGCCATTGAAATCAATAGTGCCCGGGCCACATACCTCAATAAAGTCGTCCGCAGTTCCAGCTCCGGCGTTTACTGCATAGCTGTAATTCCGAAGGATGTTTCCGTTATAACTATCTACAGCCTTTAGAATAACCCCCGGGCCAATCCATAAGCGCGTACCTGAGCGCAGTACCCAGGCCCGGTCAGTCAGATAGGTTCCTGGCTTCTCAAAGCGTATATCACCGCCTGCAGCAAACATAGCATCCAGACCAGCACCAATGATGTTTGTGGTGCTTGGCTCAATACCATACATCTGCGGAGTGCGGTATTGGATGGCAGATCCGACAGTGCCAGCAGGATAGACAGAGCCAACCGAAACCCCGACCAGACCAGCGCCACTCATCGCTGCAAGCGCAGCCCGCAATGACGCATCACCAACGCCAAGCCAGGCCCCAGGCGCAATACCACCAGTGCTTGCCGGGGTTGAATTGGCCGGAACAACTTTCGGGCCGGATGCAAGCGAACCAGTCCATTTGTAATATTCGCCGTCGGCGGTGTTCAGCAGCACCTCATTGGGGTTGTTGATTGTCGCGCCGGTGGTGAAAGTCTTTCCTGCAAGAATCACGTAGCCATAGGCGGCCATGGCCTGCTGTGACAAATAGTTGATGCCCTCAATGGTGTAATGATTCACGCCAAAGCGATCGGTGTAAGTCCACCCCATCGAAGTGACAAACTCGTCAATTTTCCCTGCGTTGAACTTCAGGTCGCGAGGCGATTCACTCGGTACTGCATCTTGAGTTGGTTGCGTGGCCATATTTATTCCATAAAAAAGCCCGGCATGCTGGCCGGGCTGGGATTGTCGGAAAGGGTCTTATTGGTAGATGGCGTCGCTGTATTCCGCGACTGTCAGAGATACCGTGTTATCGGTGTTCGGTTTGATGCTGTTAACCGTCCATAGCTGACTGTCAAGCTCCTCCACTGTCGCGATGAGATAGCGCGACGGGAGTTGTACAGTGTCTCCGTTCCATATGTTGAGCTGAATGTTGGGTATTGCCGCGGTGAATCCGTATTTCGTGTCGCTACGGGCGGTGGCTGAATAGCGCAGCGTCGGGTTACCCAGGCTGTCGGTGACCAGCACATACATATCCCCAGAAAAGGTGATCGGTTCGCTGGTATCGAAGTTATTCCCGGCGCGGCCGGTGATGTATCCCTGCTGCTGGTTGCTGTCGTAGATGTCAGGCATCTGAATGACGCTACCGACCTGGATAATGCCGTCCTCAAACACTTTGGCGTTCATCTTCACGCGCGAGTAGATTAGGCGCTTGGTTTCGCGCAGCGCGCGCTCCCGGGCTTGATACTCATTACGAAAGCCGACAATCTCAAGCTTGTTTGGGTTCTCCGCCTCCTGCTCGACGATAGCGCCGTTCAGCACGCGGTAGTTGATGTACGTCTTGTTGTTAGTGGTTGGATGAACGTAGGACACCTGCACGCCGTCGTAGCCGCCTGGAAGAGTGGCTTCGTACGTCATTTTGTACTCGTCCGTCTTCATGTTGGCCCGGTTGAATACGGCCGCCGGGTAATCAACTTTCTGATCCCGGGTGAACGTCAGCACGCCGTCATCCCAGTACGCCACCACTGAAGCCGCGTTGCAGATCGCCTGCACGCGGTCACCGAGAGAGTCATTCTCATCGTCAAACGTGTAGTCGAAGTAACCCAGACGCTCGTCAGGCAGGCTTTCGGCAATCGAATACAGCCCATAGAGGTCAATGCTGCTTACCGGCTGCTCGCCCATAATGAGCCAGGTATGCGCCACTGCATCAGCGAATGAGCGCGACGGACGCAGCGTGTAATCCACCGTCTGCATGTCCAGGTTGTACGTGATGGTGTGGCGGGTCACCAGCGCGTTGTATTTGCGCTCCCGGCTGCCCAGGGCGTTCTCTGTCGCCCTCACCTTTACCCGCACCAGCGTGTCTGTCGGGTGAACGACATTCGTCCGGATGTTGATGCTGTGGATCTCTTCGACCTTCAGCAGTGACGCGTCGCCGGAGTTATCCGTGCGCTGGAAGCTGACCGCGTACTTCCCGAAGCCACCGGTCGGCGTGATTTTGTCGGTGCGGTAGAAAACCTCACTGGTCGACTGGTGCGGCGTCGTCTGCCTGTACGTGAAGGTCTGCTGCGTTCCCGGCACCTGGTTGTAGTCGTCGTCGATTTTCCAGATGACAACTTTCCAGTTCGTCTCTTTCTTCCCACCCAGGCTGGATTGCGTGTGCAGCCACAGCTGCGTCGACTCGACCGGGGAGAAGAACGGGCCGACCACCAGCGCCTCGTTATCGTTCAGGATGAACTTAGTGGTGTTAATCGTGGCGTTGGCCGGGATATCCTGCGGACCCTCCAGCTGGTTCATCGTAAACGTATACCAGCGCACCGGGTTAACGACGGCGCCGTCGTTCGTTTCAACTGCGGAGATCAGCGTTCCGGAGAATGTCGCATCGGTAGTAACGTTGCCTGACGCAGTGCTGTACGTCACGTTGATGGTGAAGGTCACCGCATGCGGCAGCACCAGCCCCATAAAGTAATCGAACTCGGCCTGCTTTTTGATTTTCATCGCAATCTGGCCGCCTGAATACGTGCCGCTGACCACAGTTGTTGCAGTGGCGCTCTCTACCGGAAAATCGCTGGCCTCGTTCTGCCCGGGAACCTCTTGCCCGTCAACGTCATCAAAGCCATATCCCTCGACGATCTGGGGGATAACCACACCAGGCGGATAGAACTGGAATTCAGCGCCAGCCAGTGAGCCCAGACTCGATTCTGAGTAGCGCACGGACTCGTAATCGTATTTGCCGATCCCGATGCACATCCACTCTGTGACGTACTTCAGGCCGCCATCCGTAGACGTCTGGTGAACGTATTCGAAAACAGATTCCTGAATCAGGTCCGGAAACGAACGAATCTGGCCGTAAATGTCCGGCTTGGCCTTGTAAACGCGGGCGGTGTTTGTCTGACCGGTCAGGCTATTGTTCGGCGAGTCGACAGAATTTCCACCGGTGTTTGCGATGGCCGGTTTCGGTGCAAGGAACGAAAATACCTGACCAACCACTTTGAAGATCGGGCTGAGGATATCGCCGACAATACCCTTCGGCTGGTCGAATATCTGGATGTGATCAAGCTCGCTCAATTCAAACGCCAGCTCGTCATCGTCGCCAAGCTTCACGCCGTTGCGGACGATCAGCAGATCTCGGTGAAAGGTAGCGTCATTTGCAGCCAGCCAGTCATAAAAAAGGGTGCCGTTTGGCACCCTGCAACGCAACTTAGGCGTTCCTGGAAAATTCGAAATCTCAACCAGCGCCATAAGAAAAATACTCCACTTTGGTGAATGCCCGCTGAATGACCAGCAACGAGTCCATGCGTACGCTTCCGTTCTCACCGCGTGAATGCAGCGCCTGCCTGTTCAGTACCAGGCCAACGTGTGCCGGTTGCGCGCCGCGGTACCCGACAAATATGCCGCTCTCGACTGGCTTATCGACCTGGTTCCAGAAAACGACGTCACGCTGATAGCAGGTGAAGAAGTCCTCACCGGCTTCGTAGTCCGGCGTCTGGTGCAGTTCAATGCCGAGAACGTGCCGGTAATACAGCACCACCAGCCCCCAGCAATCGACTTTCTCGAAAGAACAGGCACGGTTAGCCCACGGCACGCCGATCAACTTCCTAACAAAATCAGAGGTACTGCAGGCCGGTGTATTCCGTAGGGTCATAAAGCCGTCCGATGTTGTTGTTCAGCGGGTTGGTCACGGAGAGGGTTACCGATGCAGCGTCGGCGTCGATGTCGACCGTTTTGACGTAGAGCTGCCAGGACTTAATCGGTACCGACACGTCGCCGCTGTCGAAGATCTGCCTTGTTGCCGTAATGGCCGTCAGCCGGGCCGCGCCCTTCCACTGCTTCATCAGCGCTTTGATATCCGACGACAGCCGGCCTAACTTCACCGTCGCGTCGATCACCGGCGTGCCGCTCTGCTGACTCTCTTCGATTTCAAAGCGCGCTGGCGTGTACGTCTGGCCGCCTAGCGTCTTCGCAAAGAACTGCTTGTCGACCAGGCGGACGTAGCCAAAGGATGGATGGTAGAACGTGATGGTATCGTACAGCCCGCGCGTCGGGCGCTGCTGCTTATACTCCCTGAAGCTCGGCATTACGGCACCCTCGGCAGCGATTCCGGGTCACGCCCGTCCGGATAACCTGTAACCACGATATCCAGCCACGAATCCCACGGCGGCGGCAGTTCAACAATGATGTCGTCGAACTCGTCGTCGGCGTTATAGATGTGGTTCGCGATAACTGTCCCCGTCCAGGTCACCGACCCGCCATCGATGCTGGTTTGCACCGGCATCTGCGTGAAGTGAAGCTGCTGCAGCTGCAGGCCGCTGCCGCCAAGATTGATATTCATCCGGAACCAGTTCAGGCCCCGGTTGAGATAATTCGGGCTGCGCAGCCACTGCTGGAAAGCGCGCTCCTGGTCCAGCGTGAAGATCCATGTCAGTGACCAGGTCACTTTCAGGTCGTCAGTAAGGTTCTGGAAGATAGCCGGGCCGACCGCCGGCTGGTCGGTCTGGAACCCGGTATCGAGCGTCATGTTTTTGCTGGCCTTCTGCGCCAGTGGCAGCCAGTCTGGATAGTCAATAATTGGCATCACCCCTGCCCTCTTGGCGTGCGTTTAACGTTCATGTTGCTGGTAATGGCGCTACTGATTGGGCCGCCGTTGTTCAGGTCTGCAACGATGACATCAACGGTAAGCCCACCGTTAGCATCGGTACCGGCCTGCGCATCAACTGACGATGACGTGTAGTTCTGGATGTTGATAACCACCCCGCCGCCGCCCCCGGCAGCCATCTCCTTATTGCTGATCACCTTGCCGTTGTCACCCGGTATCATGTACTGCTTACCGGTGCTGGCCTGGTAGATCTCCGGCATGCCACCTTCGCCGACCTGGTACATTCCTCCCGCCGTCACCGGCCCGCCGTTCTTACGTTTACCGAGAAGGTTAGCACCAATAACGCCCGCAACCGCGCCGAGACCGATCGCTGCAGCCGTACCCATTGAGGCAATGGAGGACAGGATCGCCGCTGGGGTCCACGCCGCCGCAGTCGTTGCCGCCGCCGCTGTGCTGGTAGCGGTCTGCGTAGCCACTGCTGCAGTTTGAACAGCCGTAACCGTGCCGATGGCCGCAGTTTGTGCCGCCTGGCCCATGATGGCAGATTTCACCCACTCAACGCCCATCTGCACGAAGGTATTAACCAGGCTGTTGAGAACCGTGCTGCCAAGAGATCGCATTGCATCACTGGCCGTCATACTACCGGTGATAATTCCCGTTAATGCATTGGAGGCATTTCCTGCTAGCGCATCGATTGAAGCTGCCAGTGCTTCATTGCCCGCGCTCTGGTTACGGAAAATCTCCCACTGCGCAGCGATACGCGCCTGCTCATACTCCTTGTCAGCATTAGCGCGTAACATAAGTGCGTTCTGGTGAGTGATAATCCCCTGCTGCTCGTAGGCCTGAATGAGCGCGAGTTTACGGGCATTTTCATTAGCCAGTTGCTGCACCGGGTCCACGCCGCCAGCAGCTTCCTGCTGCGGACTTACTGCCTGATCGGCGCGGATTTTCGCAAGGTTGGCCTGGTGGGTTGCTTCCAGTCGCTCAGATGTCTGATTGAACTGTTCCTGACTGATTTTCTTCGCAGACAGAGCGGTATTCAGATCCTCAACATCCTGCTTATAGCTGGCGTTTTCGCGCGCTTCTGGCAGGAGCTTCTCAGCTGCTGCCTGCGCTTTAATGGCGTTCGCCGTGTCCCATTTTTTGGCCGCATACTGACCGGCAAGTGCTATCTGCTCTTTGGTGGCACCTTTCCCGAGCGACTGCTGCGCATTCAGAATAGCCTGCTCTCGGCTCAGCTTATTCGTTGAATCGGCAGCGAGTTCTGACTGCTGTTTTAGGTTCGCCAGTTTCTGAGCAATGGTTTCTGCCTGTGATGCTCCTTTTTTCTGCTCAGACTGAAGCGTCTTCTGCGCCTGAGTATTTTTGTACGTAGCAGCAGCATCATCTTCCATCTGCTTGGCGTGCGGATCATCCTTCGAGAAGCCGGCATCTTCGGCAGCGTATTGCGCCTGCAACCGTGCGCGAGCCTCGCCCTGGAGCTTCGATAGTGCCAGGTTGCGCTCAGACTGCTTGATCAGGTTCTTCTGTCCGGCAGTAAGGTTATCCGTGGACTTATTCAGGCTGTCTACGTTGATCTTCGCGTTGGCTGCCTCTCTCGCCAGATCGACAAGTTTACCTGCCAGTTCAGCAATGGCTGACTGCCCATCTTTGGATGATGACTGCATTTCCTGGAGTTTTTTCGCCAGTTCCTGAAGTGCTTCCGGAGACGGATTGTTGCTCAGGTCTGATAGTTCTCTTGCCAGATCAAACGCTGACTGTTTGCTGATGCCGAGGCGGGAAGAAAGCGTGCTGACCGTCGAAGATAAAGAGTTAACAATGCCAGAAGCATATTGACCATGGCTGTTGGCCTGCTGAATGGCCTGGCTCCAGTCTGTGGTGGTAACACCAAGCGCAGAAAGCTCATCGTTGAACTTCTTGATGCTTGGAGACGCGCCGCCAACCGCCGCGAGTGCGCGATCGCCTAACGTAATGAAAGCATCAGACGCGTCACTAATGGCCTTCGGGATCTTTGAGATGGCCTGGTTATACTCGAGCAGCGCCTGATTTCGCAGCAAAGTAGCCACGTCGGCATTTACGCGCGCCAGGGCGGCATATTTGTCTGAAAGCGCGGCCACGCCTTGCGAGGAAATGGTTATCACCTTATCCATCGCTTCTGCTGCATCTTTCAGCGTGTCCATGGCATTTTTTCCGCCATTAAGCGAAGTGATAAGCACACCAGCCAGTACCGAACCAAGGGCGATTATAGCGCCAACTACGGCACCGCCAGGACCGAACGCCCCGGCAAGCTGCGAGCCCTGCTGAGCGAACGCCACCAGCGCAGACTGCCCACCCTGCACCTGCACGATGAAGTCCTGAACCTGGTACCCGGCCTGCTGCATGCTGGTTTTCCAGCTACCAGTGCCTTTTGCGCCATTTTCAACACCAGTCTTCATGTCATACAGGCGACCAGTAAGCTCGCCTATCTTCTGCTTCTCTTCGTCGGTGGCTTTCGACCCTGCACGCAATTGTGCAGCCAGGACTGCGGCACTACGCGCGCCATTCTCCTGCGCTTCGTCCAGCACAGCCAGCTGGTTACCCAGCGCCTCGATGATGGATTCTGCTCGACTGAATTCACTGCTCGCGCCGCCGGTACCGCTGCGGGCCTCTTCCATTGCGCGGGCAATACCGCTCACGTTGGTGTTCAGCTTGCGCAGCTGGTTATCCATGGAGTTGGCATAACCGGCCAGCTCAGTAAACGCGGACCCGGTCTGAGATGCGCTCTGATCGAGGTTATCCATTCCCTTGCCTGACTGCTGGGCTGCAGAATCCAGTTTATCCAGAGCATCAATGGCCTGTTTCCCGCCCTGCAGCAGCGGCTCAACGTCGGCGCTGATTTCATAAACGATGCTACCGGCGTTCTTCTCACCTGCCATGTCATTCTCCGGTTATTGCTTTGCTTTTGCCCTGCGTGCGGCCTGTTTAGCCAGGTACTCATCGGCGATACTGTCGTACTCTTCGCGAGTGAAGCCTTTCTGGTCAGGGTATTTCGCCGCCAGCAGCATCTGGAATTCGGTCATCGTTAACTGAGAGGCTTCGTCGCGGTTCATGCCGAAGTGACTACGTGCCGCGCTGATATAGTCGAAGGCTTTAAACTCTGTGGTGCGTTCGCCTGTTTCGTGGCGCTGCAGCTGGCGGACCTTAGCTTTGCCGACGACGCCGTGCTGCATGAGGTGCTGCGCCAGCACGATGATGTCGTTCTTCGGCATCTGGCCGGGTCGATATACAACGCAATGCCGCCAACCCTTCCACTCGCCAATCATTGGTGTCAGATCGTCATCGCAGCACGCCTGCAGCACCAGCATGCACGTTGATAGCAGCTTCTCAGCGGCGCGGTTGAATGATGGTGAAAGCCATTCAGGAATACGTCCCAGCGTGCCAGCGCAAACATCTATCAGCTGAGCGACATCATTGCCGTGTATGGTCGCGTACGCCTGCACAATCTCTTCGGGAGTGCCGATCCTGGTCATGGCCTCAAATGAAGGCCGTAGCAGGTAGTCTTTCCCGCCGGTGCGGCTGTCGCTGATAGAGAGTTCGCCAATATCGGTTAAAGCAGTCATAGGCCTTCCAGTAAACGGTCATTATCAAGGGCAGCACGCCGCCCTTTGGAATGTCCGTTAGGTAACGGTAACCGTGTGTACGGCCACAAAGTTGCCGTCTTCGGTATTGATGATGATCTGCGCGCTGCCGGTGGCGACACGCGTCACGGTAACGGTGTTGCCTGAGGAGGTTGCCGTTGCTTTGGTCGCATCGGTAGTCGCTACAGTGAAGTCTTTGTTGGTAGCGCCGGTTGGTGCGATGTTCACCGTGAAGGTGCTGGTACCGCCTGCCGTGCCGGTGCTGGTTGTCGGGGTTACCGTTACGCCAGTCACCGCAACCGCAGTGATTTCGTTCACTTCGATGGTGGTTGCATCGCCGACTTTGAACTCAGTAGAGAACGTGACGATGTCGTTGGTACCACCGTCAGAGCTCAGCGCCGTGATGTTCATGTAGCCGATGAATTCGACCGGGCCGTAGTCCATGCGCACCCAGATACCAGGCTGGCGCTTGGCCTTCAGCTCATCAGCGAAATACTTGATGAACTTGCCGACACCGTACTGATCCAGCTTGTCCTTCTTACGCACCTCGCCTTCAAAGCTCAGGGTGAAGTCACTGTTTGTGATGATGGTCTCGACATAGCCGCCGCCGTCATCCGCATCAGAGGTAACCGAGTTCGGGTTGAAGTCGAAGCCCTTCGACGTACCAGCGGCCAGCGCCATCCACTCACCTTCGAGTGGTTTGACGTCCGGGCAGCCATCGGCGACTTCCAGCACGACCGCACCACCGAACAGGCGCTCGTTCGAGTTCTGGCAATTAGCCATGTGAAACTCCTCTTTGACGTATAAAAAAGAAAACCCGCCGGAGCGGGTTATTTGGTTGGGATGGCTATTCGCCGTAAGTGCAGGCGAACTGGAGTCGGAAGACTATTCGCCCTTCTTCTGTGAGCACAGGCGCGGGAATTGCGCCCATGTTCTGGATGTAGCCGACGCACTCGTCAGCCATGGGGTTGGCCTGGACGTAATCGACTATGCGCTGCACGGCGTTTAGCGCGTCTTTGCGCTTATCTTTCGCGCCTACGACATCAACCAGGACGTGATACTCAGAACCGAGATCGGTGCGGATATCTGACCCGCCGTTTGGCCTGAATACCATGACCGCCTTCGACAGGTCGCCCGGGTCGTCGTACATCAACTGCTGCACAGTGAAGCCGGTCGTTAGCCCGGCGTCGCCGAACATGTTTCGCACCCGCTCATGCATCATCGGTGTCATAGCGACATCTCCTTGCGCATCACCGCGTCAACGTTATCACGCTCATCATTTGCGCCTTTGGTCAGGAATTGCGGCTCACCATGCGGATCCCAGTAGTTGCCCTTTCCTGTCCCGCCACCGAATTCTTTCGGTTTCTGCGGGCCGAACTCAGAGCGGTTACTGGTTATTCCGAAGTGCGCTCGAGGCTGACCTTTCAGTTTGCCTGACGCCTCATGCACGTAAGCAGCATAGTTGGCTGAGTACCCGACGCGCCCGGTGATGAGCACGCCACCAGCGTCGATTTCCCGAAACTGGCTGTTAATAAGCGTGGAGCTGTCGATCGGAGTGTAATAGGCCGCCCGGGTGCCGATAAGCATCATCGCCGACTGTAACGCGCGGATTACCTTGCGCCCTTTCACGTCGTTGATAATGCGGTTGAGCCCGGCTTTAGACTGCTTAACGCCGCGCACTTTGATGCCCATGATTACACTCCAGTCAGGATGGCGTAATCATCCGCCAGGCGCTCGAACGTATCGGCGTAACGGATAACCTGCCGCACCTCGTCGGCACCGGCCACAACCGGGTCAGCTTCAGTCGAAACGCCAATCAGCAGGTAATCACCCGCGGCCGCCAGCGCGAACTCCGTCCAGACGGTGTTTTTTACAACGATTTCAGCGCCCAGGCTGGCCAACTTCTTGCTGAGCCCGCCCTCGTAATCACAGAGGATTTGCTCAGGCTCGGCATAGCCAAGCGGATCGCCGTATTCATCATTACCTTCCAGCTTTCGCCAGATGGTCGCCGTGGCGGTATAACTCCAGTTCGCTACCGATGACATCAGCCCTCCTTCCAGCGCAGCACCTTCGCGCCAGTCGCCCGGATTCGCGGGCAGTTGATGAACCACTCGCCGTCCGATTTAACGTAGCCGGTAGTCTCCCGTCCGGTGTCGGTCACCACCCAGACGCGGGTGAATGAGCGAGGCAGTCCGTGCTTAACTGATTTGTACGTCATCACTTTCCCCCGCACATGCAGCCGCCTTTTCCGATCCAGATTCCAGCGAATGCCGGGGCGGCAGTAGGGTCGGCAGGGATCAGCGAGGTGGCGCAGCCGTACTTATCCAGCCCGCGCAGCAGGTTAACGGAGGCTTTCCAGCGATCGGTAAACGACTGATACCGGAACGAGCGCGATGCACCACTCGGGGCTGTCTGGCTGGAGATGTACTTATCCCCCTGCCCGAGTCCCATAAGCGCCAGCAGATAGAGCTGAATCAGCAGCGCTGTAGATGCCGGATAATACGCATCAAGACACTCCTGAATACTGTTGGCCTGGTCGACGAGAGCCTGAAGAACAAAATCGGGAATGGTAATTCCCTGGCTCTCCAGATATTCCTTCGCCTGTTCGAGAGTTACCATTATCGACTCCGTGAAATACCCCGCCGGAGCGGGGCATAAAAAAACCGCCTTAGCGGCGGCTGTTATTCAGCAGGGAAAAGCTTTTCGAGTTCGCCATCCGGCAACAGCTCACTGAGCTTTTCAGCGCCCAGGTTGCCTTTGAACTCAATGCCCAGTTCAGTAAGGCGGACCTGAATAATCTCTTTGCGAGATTTCTCACCGGTACCGGCATCAGGCGTCGACGGGGTAAGTTCTCCGCCTGCCTCACCATTCATGAGCCGGACGTTGGACTTCAGCGCCGGGTGAAGCTCTTTCAACTCCACCACCTGCCCTACCTTCACGCCGAACCATGGGCGCACAACTTCGTATTTAGCCATGCTGTTTCCTTACGCCAGGTTAGCGCCGTAGACAACGCCAGACAGGCCCTGATCGTCTGCGGTGATTTGCAGACCTTCAGCAGACATAATCTGGAAGTTGTAGTTAACGTTAGGCAGTGGGCGCGGCAGTGGCACAACACCGACGGCCATACCCACCAGTGGAGAGATCACGTCACGGCGACGAACGTACGCGATAAACTCGTTACCACTCAGTGCGAAGCTCATGCGGATTTCTTTTACCGGCGCGAACGGCAGCACCGCCTGCAGTACAGTTCCGCTTACAACGCCGTTAACCACGTACGGCTGCGCCAGGTTTGCCCAGATTTCCGGGGAAACCCACATCACATCGTATGCAGCGACTTTGTTAGTGCGTGCGGTGGTGCCGAATGCGCCTTTACCGAAGAACGCGAAGATCGCTGTCATGTCAGCGGTAGTCAGGTCGATATTCGCACCACCAGCACCAGATCCAAGGTTAATCTTCTTGGTGTGACGGTGGTTCTTGATGCCCTGCGCCGGATATGACTGAACCTGAATTTTTGAATCGCCGTTCAGGTAGTAGTTGACGCGCTTCTGGTTGAACTTGCGCATCTTCGCCATCTGGGAGTCCAGCACCAGATCGATGCCCACAGAGTTCAGGCCAGCAGCATGGCGCCAGTTAACACCGTAGCCAGCAGTGAACACCGGAATCGGATCGCCGTCGCTCGCGTAGTCAGTGTGGTCGAAGGAGAACGGCGCCTGACCATCGATGCTTACTGACACGTCGTCAGCGATGTCGCCAACCACGTTATAAAGCTTGGCGGTTTTACCGACCGGCAGCACGGTCTGAACGCCGATCAGGTCGTTCACGATTTCCATGCCAACTTCCTGATCGCGCAGTTGCAGCACCTGGTTGTCAATCTCAGCCCAGAAGTCACGGGAGAAACCGCCAACAGCGTTACAAGCCAGCATGTCAGGCGTCATGATTGCGCGGTTTGCCGCAATGATGGAATCGTTCTGCAGGTTCCACATGTTGCGGTTTGCCCACAGTTCGCTCCAGTGCCCGCCGAGGCGGGAGTTAGTCGCCAGCGTCTCTTTAGAGAAGTACATATGTGTTTGTCCTTTTGTTACGCGCCAGCTGCGGCGACAGTGCCAACGCGCATGCGCACGCGAATGAAGTCGGTGGTGCTGGCCGCGATGGTGTATTCATCCTGGCTGTAGCCGATCACTGAATCAGTGTCGGAGGTGGCAAGGGTGAACTGACCGGCAGTTCCCAGCTTGATCGGGCTGTCTTTCTTATAGGCACCAGGCAGGCAACGCAGCGCCATCTCGCGGCCTTCTTCGACGTAGTTGCCGACAGCCGAATCACCGGCAGGGATTGATTCAGTGATAGTCAGGCCCTGGTGATAACCGACATCGATGATGTACAGGCGGCCGGTTAGCGCGGTGGCCTGAGCGAATTTATCGGATGAGTTGATGGTTGCGGCGGTGCCAGGAAGCAACGCGGCGGCCGTTGTGCGGGTTTCGGTCTTGTACAGAGACTGACCGTCGATATTAACGCGACGATAACGTGGCATTATTCCGGCTCCTTACTTGAAGTGTTCGTCTGCGGCTGGTGCGCCGGTTTCTTTGTGCTGCTGAGCATTGTTGGTGCCCAGCGGCGCAGCTTCGCCCAGCGACTTGAACATCGCGTCCAGAGCTTCGCCTGACAGCGCGTTCGCGACGATATCGCCATGGACCTTAGCTACCGCTTCACGCTTGGATTTCTCTTCAGCGCGCGAATTGGCGGTCAGCGTTTCGGTAAGCTTGTCCTGATTGGCCTGCAGACCGGTGATCGCATCCTTAATCGGATTCAGGGCATCGGCGAAGTTAGCGGCCAGGCCTTTACCGATTTCGCTGATCAGCTCTTGTTTCTCTTCAGTGGTTAAAGGCATGTCGCCCTCCGTTTTGTGGTTTGGTGCAGGCTGTTCCTGCGGTGTGAATAGAGCTTTGAATTTGTTGGCTACGACGGCCACCCATGACTCCTGGCGCGCTACTGCGGTGCCGGTGTCGTCGAAGGTGATAACGCCGCCCTCAGACTTGTAGCCAAACACCTCTGCTGTGCCGCCGTTGCGGATGATTACCGCTTGCGAGTCAGTGAAGTCAGCAATCCAGGCGTATTCATCCGCGCCCGCCGCAAACTTCTCTTTGGCTGCGCGATCGAGACGCTGTTCGCGCTCCCGGTAGGATTCACCCACCAGCGCGCCGGAGTTCGCTTTAAGCGGCTGCGCCAGATCGGCGTTTACCATCAGGCCAACGCCCTGCTCAGGGGTAGCGGCTCCAACTTCGTGCAGCAGGATCGCGTCATGGTCCATGCCGTGGATATCAGCTACCCACTCAGCACCCGTTGCGCGCTGCTGATCGTTCGGTTCAAGTTGGTCGAGGAATGCGGCAACACTGGTATGAATCGGCGGAACGTCTTCGCCACGCTCAATGGCAGCGACACGCTCAAGAAGCTCCCTGCCACCTTCCGACTCGCTGGCGCGGGCCACATCTACCCACTTTTCGAGGTAGATGCGATTACCGGACTTCTTAACGTTGCGGTTCCACGCGCCGATATGGCCTGCGTTAATACCCTCAGGGGAGAAAGCAGACACGAACTGACCGTTAACCTGAGGGTGGCCCAGCGGTGCCAGGGTGCCCTCCAGCCCCTGATAGTGGGCATCGATTTGTTCTTGCGTGTACAGACCGCCGTTCATGACGACGTTTGCTGGCAGCGTGTAGCTCGGCAGCACCAGGTGCTCACGCCCGTTGTATGTTTCGCGCCGGATAGACTGGCTGTTCACCTTCGTGGTGATGTTTACCTGCATTGGCATAGTTATTTCTCCGCCCAGGCGTAACCGCGCGCCTGCATCGATTTATATTCCTGTTTGAGTTTCGTGATGGTGTCCGGGTATTCCGGTTTACCGTCCTCATCCACCAGCACCGACTGCTGGCTGCATTTGCAGTTGATGGAGTTGCCATCTTTGCTGTACCAGTCACGCACCTCTTCGTTGGTGTATAGGTGAGCATGGCGCACTGCGTGGGTATGTCGCGTTGTCGGTGACAGAGCCGAGATGTGAACCAGAAGCGTTTTAAGGCCGAAGAGGTCATTCGCCTCCTGGTCTTCATCCCACTTAGCCCGGCGTAGCGCGGTAGTCACTTCAGTCCGTGCTATCCGGTTCGCCCTGCGCTTCTCGATGCCGGTCTGGTCTGTCAGGTTGCGCGCAATATCCAGCGGGTTAAGCCCGCGCCCCACACCATCAGTCAGCACGCGCGCCATATCTCGCTTAACGTCAGCAGTCAGCCCCTTCATTTCCTCAAACACACGGGCATGCACCAGCGCCATTCGTTGCTGGTACGGGTCGCTTGTGAGGATGGACGCCAGCGATTCCCGCCCGGCTGCGTACACCGGGGATTGCTGGCTAAGGTTGTAGAACGACTGACCGGTCCCTTTCTCCGAAGCCAGATCGATGTACTCGTAAAACCACAGGTCGTAATCGCCGCCTTCAAGCAGCACCTGATCAACCAGGTAACTGGCATCGTTCAGGATGATGGAGAGTAGCGTTGGGTTTAACTGGTATTCGTATCTGGCATTTACTGCGAGGGAGGAAGGTATTTTGTCGAGTGCTGATTTGTACGCTTTGCCAATCTTATTTATCCGCCTGGTGAAGTCTTTCATTGCCCGGCGTTCCAGCGCATCGGCTCCGGTCGGATCTTGGTAGTTACGCGGCAGAATCGGTGGCTTCGTCTTCTTCGTCGCCATCCTCTTCTCCTAACGGGAATTCATCAACGTTTTCATAACCGGCTGCCGTGCGAATTTCTTCACGACTGAAGGCTGGATTCTCTCCGCTGCCCTGGAACGTCTGGTTAATCTCTGCCATGGTTTTGGCATTTGCGAGCTTCTCAGTTCCAGTCTGCTCGTTGAGGTCATCCCAGATAACCGTCTTTTCGCTGACAGGATCAATGATTTTCAGGTCGATGAGCTTGTCACTGAAGTCTTCAATTTCGAATGACAGGTCGCCGCGGCGTGACTGACAGCGCGCGTTGAAATATTTCTGATCCTCGGTGCTTGCCCTTTCACCTGTCTGCATCCCAACCAGAACTTTCACAGGGATATCAACAGATGCAGCGAAGGTTTGCAGGTTGACGTTATAGGTCGCTGACGGATCCGCTACAGCTGTGACCAGTGGTGCGACTGTAGCCCCTTGGGTCGTCATCAGAACATCGTTACCACGGTTCATTTCCCCGGCAACTTCGTTAAACTTATCCTGCAACTCGTCAATGCTCACGCCATAAAGTGACGCGAGATTGTTGAAGTCGATTTCCTTCTCAAAGTTGACATTAAGCTGCCGCGCGGCGTTCTTTAGGAATGACTCACCAGAACCACCCTCGACCTTCTCAAGGCTGACGCAGGCGTTATAGCCAGGCTCAAGGAAGCCAATAGCACCATTAGAATAGTCACCAAGGATGAAGACACGATCGGGATGTACGAAGCGCTGATTTGTCCCGCCATTTGGCAGGCTCTCAACGTATTTCCACTGCTTTGGCTGGCCGTAATCTGCCGATTTCTGGTCAGTAACCCACTCGCTGACTGTTAGTGAACCAGCCCATGCGATCGTAACCTTTTTTAGTGACTTCCCACGAAATACCGGCTGATCCCATGTTCTGGAATCATTGATGTGCAGCAGGATACCCGCATAACGTCCAACCTGGCGGCGGCGGTCTGCTTCAGCAAAAGCCCGCCAGAGGCGCTTAGTGAAAACCTTTTTAGTGTTCTTCTCCCAGGAAGTTTCATCCTTACTCTCGTCGGCATCGTCACCCTCGATGATTTCCGGGTTAGTCTGCCAGCATTTGCCCACCAGCTTCTCAACTGCACCGTGGGCTATTCCACCACGGCGGTACAAAGCATAGAGGTTTTCGTAGGTTACCTGCTCAGGAAAACCATATTCGCACCATGCTGAATGGCGTTTATTATCCAGCCCCATTGTTGGCGCCATGAGCCCCATACGGGCACGCGCCATCCGCGCATCGTTCAACGCATGGTTGACGGCGAGAGTTAATTTGTCAGTCATGGATTGTCCGTTGGTGGATTTATGGCAATAAAAAAGGCCGCCTGAGCGACCTTTATGAGTGATTTATTTTATACCCGGTTAAAAGATTTGAACAAAATCTTGTCCGGCGCAACGCCATGTGATTTTGCAATCGCATGTCTCATCTCATTCATAGCTTCAATTGAAGTTATAGGTGAGTCTGTCGAATAGAAATCATTCCCTTCTAAATCAGAACCATCTTCAGAACCGGCATAAACAATCCAATACCCAAACCAAATATTCATACTCCCTCCTATTGAAAGACAGTATTTAATCGGCAATTTTTCAGAAATATTTATAGGGACAATTTCAACGTAGTCTTTTCGGAATCATCATCCCTGCCATCTGGCCTTTGCGCTTAATGTGCCCGTCAAGGCTGTAGCGAATGCCGTCCCAGCAGTGTTCATAGCCATCGGCAAGCTTCGGCAACACCTCGCCGGTGATGCGGTCCGTTTTGTACGACCACATACGAGCCTCGCGCGCCACGTTCTTGCAGCGCGGATGGATAATGATTTCGTCGAAACCGCGAAGATGGGCGATGCCGTCCTCAACGCTCCCCTGCCATTTCTCGGCAGCTGAGATGTTGAATCCCTGCCGCTTGAGATAGCTAATCGTCTCGGGTCGAGCTGAGTCGGCCTTGATGGGCCAGTCACGCGATCCGGGGATTGTGTCATACAGCTCTGGCATGTGGTCGAGCTCTGTCTGCTGACCGTACGCCTCATACTCGATGTAAAGCCGGTTGTGCAGGATGAAAGAGCGCACCAGCGTGTTAGGGTCTTTGGCGAAACCGAAGTCAGCACCGAAGAACAGGCGTTCAGCCTCTTTCCAGAGATTTTCCGAGAACTCGGTAATCCTGTATTTTCCGGCCAGCACCTGCTTATCGGAGTTTTCGAGATAAGCCCCTTCCCACACCCATGCGTATGTTGCCGGGTCTAGGCGGCGCTGGTCGTTCTGGCGTTCACCTTCCAGCACGTCAGGGAACCACGGGTTATCCGTATAATTCATCTCAACGGTGATGCAGTCGTCGCCAGCTTCTTTGCGGAAACGCTTATCCGTGGCGCTACCGTCGCGCTCCGGGTTCCACGTCACCCAAATCTCTGAGCCTTCCTCACGAACTGTCGGGCTCAACTTCTGCCAGGCTATTTCACTGACTGATTCGGCCTCATCAACCCAGCACAGCAGGATACGCGCTTTCGACTTGATGCTGTCGAGGTTATGCCGCAGACCGCAGAACACGTAGTTAACGCTCTTATCGATGGTGCGAATGTACTTCTCGCCGATATCAAAGTTGGAAGCCAGCCATGGAACAGACAGGATCGCCTGTTTGACCTCCTGCATGCTAGATTCTTCCAGAGAGTTCATGAACTCACGTGCGCAGAGCACCACCCCGCTTTCACCGTTCATCATCGACTGATATGCCTTTACGGCTGTCATCAGCGCGAATGTGCGCGTCTTGGCGCTGCCACGCCCACCGTGCGAACACCGGTAACGCTTATTCACCGCAGTGAACAGTGGCGCAAGCTTCGCTGGGATCGGCAGTTGAACGGCGTTACTCATGCTTTCGGCTCAACGGGGAGTAGCTGAATGATTGTTGGCTGCGGCGTCATGCTGCCATCAGGGCTTGTGTGCTCGACTTTCTGGCGATTGGTGTAGGCATCACCCATTTCTTTGGCGGCCTGCTCGATAAGCTGCGAGGTCATGCCGTAGTTCTTCATCTTTTCAGCATTGGTCGCCATTCGGTCGAGAACGCGCAACCGGTACGCTTTATTTGCGATCGGGATGTCGGCGATCTCATTCTGGAATCGTTTACGGGTGGCGTTGAACAGGTCAATCCACTTCTGGCTCAACTTGGCCGCCATTGCGTTGCCGGGCGTATATTGCGACACCTGCTGCCGTGAGACATCAATGCCGTATTCAGCCTTTACAAGCTCTATGACTTTTACCGGGGTCTCGTAGCAGGCGAGCGATTGAACAATGAAGGCTTTAACCTCTGTCGATAATGCTGCCATCGGTCACCTCCATGACAATCTGAATAAAGCGTTACGCCAGCTTTATCATGCACGTCCCGCATGACCTGGCTATATCGATGTGAGCCACTTCTGCGGGCGCATTGGCCGCATCAACGAGCTCCTGTACTTCTTTGCTGGCACCGTATCGACGTACGACACCAATGAATTCTTCGACGTCGTGGCCGCGCAGTGTTAGCACTGGCTGCCCGGTCTCTTTATTGAACTTAGGCGCGCCGAAATCATCGGTTGCCTGGGCAATGTGGTAAAGCTCATGCTCTACCAGCGCGCAGAACTCGAGGTCACTGCATTGTGAGCAGTAATCGGCTGCCAGGGTGATGATGAACTTCGGGATGCGCCCGAACCATTCATGCATCTGCTGTTCCATTCTGGCTTTTTGCCAACCACCAGCCCGGAGCATCACCTGCTCGGCCTGACCGAGGACTAAGCGCCCTTTCTTCGCGAACGAATAGGACGCCCACATGAAGCAGAGATCAGCCTCTAAAAGGTGTTCATGGTCAGGGTTATGGATGCTTCCGGTATCGCTGAGGATTTGCCGGCTGATCCACTCATGCACTTCATTGGCGGGGATCAGTCTGGTGTATGGCTGCCAGTTGTCGGAGTCGATGAAGTTAACTGGCGGGTATGGCCTGCGCTCGTCATCGTTAGCCATGGGTTACTCCGTCGTTTGTTCTGCTGGCTGCTCTACAGGCTCAAACAGGAAGTCATCAATGCTGTCCTGGCTGAAGTAGCGCCATTTGCCGTTATCCATTGCCAGAGCGACAAAACCATTGACGATTTCTGGCTGGCTTCGGGTCATGAGCCCAGTAAAGGACTCTTTGGATTTTTTGGTGATTGTGATTCGGTAGACGGTAGCCATTTCGTTCTCCACGTGTCGCAGCTGTTGCCCTGCTTCTCAGAAGTGCTTAGCCACTTACGGCTTACCCGTCAGCAAGATGTGATCACCATCCTTGCGGGGTTACACAGATCATTATCGAAGCCCCTCAGTGAAGAGCTTCTGTAATGAATCACAACTTAACGATGTGCCCTGTCAGTTCTTCGAACTTATCCCTGCCGACCGAATTGAGCAGCGTTACAAAGCCACATGCCAGGATGTAAAACAGCGACGTGAATACCCATCCGGAGTAAGACAGCATGACGAAGATGGCCGCCATAGTCACAAGTCCAATGAGCCTTCTGATCGCGCCCTTGCGTTTGTAATAGTCCTTTAGAGGGATTAACTGCTTGGCACGCTCCATGGGGTCACTCTCCTTCCCGGCCATGAATACAGCCACAAGGAACAGAGGCGAAATGAAGCAGGCAAGAGCTATAATCGCCCAGTAAGCCGCCACGACGATGCTCATCAGTGAATGGTCGCCCTGTAGTGTTGCGTAAACCAGCAGGCCAAACAGCCCCCAGACCAGCACGAATACAAAAGCAGCAGTCATCAACTTCTTCATAATCCACCTATAAGTTGCGAGCCTGTTCGCATAGATAAGCCGCCCCGAGAGATAACGATTCATCTCAGGCTCGCTTCCTATAGGCTCTCGGTTGGTAATGCGCTGCGATGCGCATAAAAAAGCCCCGCGGATGCGAGGCTGTGAGAATTTGCTACGGTTAAAGTCCAGAGGAGAGACTGTGTCAGAACCTCAGGGATGAGGCTCTTTGTCTGCCACCTGCAGTTTTCTAATCGCTGCCCGGTCGTAATTACACTGGCCGACGATCCCGTAAAGTGTCGCGTTCATCGAAACGCTGTCACCATACGAAGGGTTATCGGGCAGATCTGGCACATCAATGCGCGACGTCAGATCCGCCGGAAGGTTCAGGACCGGCTGCTTTATCACCCGGTATTCCACGGGCGGCTTCTGCTGCTGCGCGCAACCGCTCAACAGCGGCATCAGGAACAGGAGCAGCAGCGCACTTATCTGCCGCCAGGTAGCGCTTAATCTCGCTCTGTAGCATTCGGTTCTGCTTGGCCGATTCAGCCCTTTGCTCTGCGACCTCAGACATGACCACGTTTTGCCTGTTAACGGCGCCAGCAAGCTCTTTAACGCTCCCCGCCAGATCGTCATTTTTAGCCCTCAGGTCGTTGATCTGCACATCCTTGCTGTCGTTAAGCTGTGTCAGCCTGTCGTTCGTCGCCGTCAGCTGGTAGTTGCGGGCGTTCAGCCCCCACAGGCAGATAGCGACAAGGATGATGAACGCGCAAGGAATGAGAATGTGCGCATTATTTTTGAAAATGCGGAATAAACTGATTAACCCGAACATAAAACCCCCTTAGCTTTAGTCAAGCGGGCTTTCCTGTCCTCCAGTCCGTTGGTACCACCATTGATGATTCTGGTGATGCGGCTAACATCATCTGAGTCAGCGATAGCGTTAAGTCCGTGATTGCTCCACCAGGCAGCTGCGGATTCAGCAGCATATTGAGGCTGAGTGAGTAGCTCCGGGCTTTTTACGATATCAACGTCAAGCTGGTTCACCAGCGCGGCGTAATTCGCTTTCCCCGTCACCTGAATCAGGCCGCGCCCGCGGTAACGATATCCATCACCACTGTTGCGATCGCCGTTCCCGTTCCGGTTGGCGTAGATGATGCTGCCAATCATTTTCTGGTCGGCAGGGTGAGCATTCTGGCCCGAATCAACACGGCCATATCTGAAAGCATCTTCCTGGCTAATTCGATTACCGAACATCGCCAGCAATGCGCCGTAGCGGTAATTCAGGCTTTCTTCCACATGCACAAAGCCAGATGATTCATGCCCAACCTGTGCGAGGAAGTGTGCCTGCCTTAGCGGCGTGCTTATATCGTATTTCTGCATTGCTGCCTGCACGACAGGAAACCACTTTCCGGCAAGTGCCGCACTGGTGCCAGTTGCTTGCTGGAATTTACTGAGGGTCAGCATTTGCTTTGTCTCCCGGTTCATTCAGGCCAAGGCGACGGCGCGCATAGGCGAAAAGAGAATCCACACCCACATACCCGACGCCAGCCGAGATCGGCCAGCAAAGCTCAGGGGGGAAATTCCAGTTGAAGATTGCCCATATAGCCGTAAGTGTCGGCTGAGCGAAGAAACAAAGGATCCCGCACATCGTTGCGCCGGCGATCCGGTCTTTCCACTTTGATTTCGCGCCGCGCGAGGTAGCGAGTATCGACATGACAAAAGCCAGTACCGAATAGCCAGCTTCGTTTTTGTGGTTTACAAGCCACGCAAGCATCACCGCCCAGGTATCTGGTCTGTCTTGCATAGTGGTTTTCTTCATGTTCGCACCTGCTTGGTGCTGGTTGATTAGGTCAGGCCCTCGGGACGGTTTAACAACAAGGCATGTCGATGATGGTTCCCGGAGCCTGAAAATAAAAAAGCCAGCGACAGGCTGGCAATGTGAGGGTAAGGCAATGTCGGCTCTCTGGCCGAAGGGTCCCAGGTAGTGGGTTTGGTGTGTGGCGATCGGACTCGAACCGATACTCAGGTTCAGCATTAGCATCATGCCTGCCCTGCTGGCTATGCCAGTTGATGCATTACTCTACCCATCTAACCCGCAAGCGGGAATTGAGTTACACCACAACGGACAGAGCACTGAGCACTTCGCGCCAACTCCATGCTTCTGCGTGGGTTGGGTTATGAGCCCTTCACGCCAATGCTCTTTCCTGTTGTGCAGATACGAAAAAGCCCAAGGCGTTAACCTTGGGCTTCAATTCTTTGTGTCGACAATCAAAGCTGTGGCGACGATATCAGATTTACATGAAATATATGCGTTTCAATCCAGTTTTGCAAGACTTTCGTCTAAATTTGTCGCCTTTTGTTGTGAACGTGATCGCGTAACCTGCAACAAAGCTCCGCTGTCCAGGCGCAGGAAGATGCGGCGCATCTCTACCCAGCGGTCCGTAAACGTCTCTGACCAGTTCTTTGGTGTTACGCCAACCAGCTCCGCCAGCGCCTGATATTCGTACGTATCACGCCCTGCCAGCTCCGCTTTGACGTCCTGAGCCGCCAGCCAGATAAGCTTCTTCAGACGCTCCATAGTCTTGCCGGCCACCTTCTTCGCGCCGAGTTGCTCCCGGAACTCTGCCCATGCCCATTGGGTAATCGCCACCTGGTGCTCGAAGCGGATATTCTCGCTGTAGTTCCACAGAAGCCATGCTTTCTGGTGGTCTTCCAGTGACAGGACAGCGCGGCGCCACGATGCTGTCACGAACTCAACCGGCCCAACCAGCGCGATGGATGAGCCTTTGGCGCGGGACTGGCTGCCGCTCATCGGTGGTCCTTCAGGGTTGACCATCCTCTGCTTATCCTTGTCGAATACCTTTTTTCGGCCCCGGCTGCGGGCCGTCGCGGTGAATTGCGCGTTCTCGGCGAAAGCTACCAGCTGCCCTTTCGTCGCCCCGCTCAGATCTGCGGTCGCCACAATGAGCTGCTGACGTACGTACTCGAGGTGCTGATTGTTCATTGTGCGGCTCCTGCAGGGTGATAGATGCGAACGAAGTTACGGAGAATGCGGTAATCCACCAGCACGGAGCCCGGGCGGCGGTAAATCCGGAGGCGCTGCCAGCGCGCTCGGAGTATCTCGATCGTTTCTGGCTTCATGCTGCCTCCTGCTGTTTCAGTGCTTTGAGTTTGGCGCGGTACTCATCGCGGATCCGGATGAAGTCTTCACGGCGGTAGTTGGTCATTTCGTGGGGGCCGTTGAGCCAGTCGACGTATTCCTGCCCGTAACGAGCGACTAGGCCCGCTTCGTAGCGCTGCGCGACAGTGGCCTCCTTGGCGGTGTACTTGCCAGCTCCAGCATTACAGGATTTGCACTGCTTATGGGCGTTGCGTTCTTCAAAGCGCAGTTCAGGGTTAGCGCCTACAGTCTTGAAATGGCCGCAGTCCCATTGCCCGCCATGCAGATCAGGCGGGTTGGTCTCGCCGCAGCTGATGCATGGCAAATCAGCATCGCGCGCACGGATGTATGCGTTGAATGCCTGCTGAGCCTGCGCTTTGTAGTAACCGGCAGGCCGAAGCTCAGCCAGCCGCTCCTTGCGGCGTTTGCGCCCGGCCTTCTCGGCTTCTTTCTCCTCCTTGATGCGCTTAGCAGCGGCTTTCACCTTCTCCTTCTCGCGTTCTTCCATCGCGAGGATTGCGCCGTGCTCCGGGCAGCACCAGCGGATCCGGATGTCGTGGAATTTCGGCACGAAGTATTCACCGCATACTTTGCACTTACGGCGGGATGGTTTACGCATGGTTCCTCCGTGCCGCGAGACGCAGCCATTTCTGATCCACCAGGCGGGCGGTGTAGCCCTTCAGTGTTGGGATATCGGACGGCTTAACCGCGGCCTTGCGCTGGCGGCGCGCCGGAACGCGGAAGATTTCATTGGTGATAACGCGGGAAAGTGGAGTAGACATCATGCCTCCTGCTTATCGCGCAGCTGCTGGTATTCACAGCCGTTCGGGATTGTCAGGGCCAGGCCGAATTGGGCGCACCACATTTCAACCTTCACCAAGAAGATATGCATTTCCCCGGTGTCGAGGTCTGCGGTGTGGCGTGGCTCCCAGGTTGTGGTTTTCTCACCGGTGATGAAGTCGGTGTAGGTCACCTCTTCGCAGCCGAGATAAGTTTTCTTGAGGTTTCGCTTAACCCACTCCGGAGTCGCGTCGGTACGTCCGGAGCTAATCAGGTATTCGCTGATTTCCGTGTACCACATATGGCTGAGCGCGTTCTGCGACAGGCTGCGTTTCTCGCGCCACGGCTTCACCTGCAGGCGGAAGCATTGCCCGGCATCCAACAATGGCTGAATCTGCTGGCCGATGGCCGCGAAGTTACCGCGATGGAGTTTGATGCCGTCTACTGGCAGAGTCATACGGCCTCCTTAATGGAAACCGCAGAATGCAGAAAATCGCAGGTGCATTTCTGCATCTGTGACAAGGTGAGGAGTTCAGATTGTGGTCGCATTTAAGTCCCCTTAAATGCGCAGAAGTCACCAATGGGTGTTCAGGCCATCAGCAAAGAAAGTATGGACGGTTGATTCAACAAAATCAACTGAAGAGAAAGGCCTCCGAAGAGGCCTGTTTGTTATGCGTCGAATGGGTTAGGCATTACTGCTTATCCCTTTTCAGTTTGGCGATCGGGTTGTTCCACGCGTCAATATCCTCCTGGATAAGTTTTCCTTTCCCTTTGCATAGTTCGCATTTTTCCAGCAACCCGAAGCACTCAGGGCACTTAACAAATGGTCCAAACTCTCTCTTCCATGAAAGCACGCGAGCATTGATGATTATCTTGTTTAAACTTTCCATCACGCCTCCTGCTGCGGTGCTGCTGGCAGTGGCATCCAGTGAGTTGGTTCCCAAGAGCCTCCAGGCATTATGAAGCCGTGTGAGTTAGCTTCAGGATGCGATGGGATATAAGTTGCCCACTTAGTAGCCCACGAGCGACCAATCCACTTACCAACGATTACGCCAGTCTTTAAAGGAGGCATCCGCTCACTGCAAGCCACCCAACCATCCGGCAACTTGTAATCCGTCGTTACAGGTTCGGCATATAGCGCCTGACAACTCCACCCAGACCAATGAGCGCCTTCTGCTCGCTCATCATCTTCAGGCTGAACGAGCGTAACCTCGCTTGGATGTTTCCTGTGTGACCACATCCAGGCTACGGGGTCGGCATTAGCTGGCGCTGGCAGGGCGGCGCGGTACAGAAGCACATCACCCATCTCTGCTCTGGATGCTGGCCATACATCTGCATCAGCGCCAGATTTGAGATAATCAAGATTGGTCTGGTCGATGACGCACACAGGCTCCGCTTCGAGCGATGCCTGCAGCGCATCCATCGCCACCATTGCCAGACCAAACATGTCGTACTGCTCTTTGTCTTCTACCGGGTCATAGTCCTGCTGCCAGCAGTCGAATGCGTTACGGAGGTCTTTAGCCTGCTCTCTGGTAATAGTGCTCATGGGCGAATCTCCGTTCTGCCACCAAGTAAGCGAATTGCCACTCTTTCCCGCAAGGTAAGCGGTCGATGGTGTCCGCGGGCATTAACAATTTCAGGCTTGCCATTAGGCGGATAATTGACCCTGACCGATTGACCATCCAGCGCGTGAGAGGCTTCAAGCAATGCTGACTTTAAGTGCGCAGGGCACTCTTTCTGCACCTTTTCACCGTCTGAAATTACACCTGCAATGCCCTGAAGCATGCTGGCTAAATTGCTGAGATAATTTTTCATGCTCACTCTCCTTTACCGGCTGCGGTGCGAATTCTTTTGCAGGTCCAGCCAACGTATTGCTGCGTATACTCTGGATCCGAACCACCCGTATCAACCAGGTTCTCAACGATATCCTTCGCCAGTGAGAGCAATTTTGAATCGCTCAATTTGCACTTCACCGCCTCCAGCTCAGCAATCCGCTTCTCTGCGGCTTCCAGCTCATCCAGCAGCGCCAGCACGGCGGCGGGATTGGCTACGGCGATGAATGCTGCATCGACCTTGAGGCAGTGCTGAGCGACGGCTCTCACCCCAACTTTTACCTCATAGCCCCGCGCGCCTTTGTGTGGGTGGTATGATTCCCAGCGACCCCATGAGGATTTATTTGCTGCATCTGCCGCTTCACGTAATGCGCGTTTGTCGATGTTGCTCATTGGGAGGCCTCCCCGTGATTAGCGAATTCACCGTGAGTTTTTTCTCTAAACAACCTCACGGCTTCGATTGCATCCTCTTTACGTTCATGTGCGCCTAACCAGTTTTCATGGCCGTTACATGTGCATCGCGCTACCCATTTTTTCAGCCGTTTCTCCCATGAAACACCTTTTACACCACTGGCATTATCGATTCTCATATTTGAGTTCTGACCATTTTGTGCGCGATTTGCAGCGCGCAAGTTTGATATTCGATTGTCCGCCCTGTTTAAATTTTTATGATCAACCATTTCAGGCATATACCCATAGGTATAAAGAAATGCGAGCCGGTGCGCCTTAAAGGTTTTCCCACCTATTTTTATATTGATATATCCTTGCCCATTAATGCCGCCAGCAACGCTTCCAGCCGCAACCCCGCCACCGCCTTTTTTGCGTGTGAAAATGCCTGTTTCAGGGTCGTAATAAAGTAAAGATTTCAACTTCTCTTGGGTTAATTCACACATTTCCACATCTCCCATAGACGGAAAGAATCCTTTTCATAACGGCGCTGTTGCGGCACTCCTGGCAGATCACGTTTGTGTCCGTCCGCTGAATTAACTTCGACTTACCCTGTTTCATGCCCGGTATCGTGTCAGGGGCGAAGCGCATGCCGTAACTGGTAAGGCTGTACAGGCGCTGGCCGTATTTTCCTTCGCAGCTGATCAGCCCGTCGGCCAGCAGCGTGCTCACCGTTCCGGATATCTTTTTGGTGTCCATGCCGATTAGCGCTGCCAGTTTGGCGTTGTTCAGCCCTGGGTTATTGCGCAGGGCTGCCAGCACCTGCTCACGGATTGTTATGGTCATCAGAATCCCCCTTTCTTTTTCGGCTGCTGCTCGCGCCCGCGGCGTTCTTCGGCTGCGGCATGCTGGTCTGTGTCGTAAATTGCACCGTTGATCTGATTGCAATAAACCGTGCCGGTACTGCCGTGGCGGTTGAGTCGCAGGATTAACTCGGTTTCTCCCGGCGGCACGCTGTCATCGAAAGCACCTTCCCGGTGGATGCCAACCCAGTAGTCGCAGTCCTGCTCAATCTGTCCTGTGTCGCGGGAATCGCTCGGTAACGGGCGTTTATTCACTCGCTTCTCCAGTTCGCGGTTGAGCTGGGTCAGCAGCACGACGACGCAACCAAGCTCTTTAGCGAGATTCTTAAGCCCTTTGGTGATCATCCCGTAGGCCAGGTCATTACGGTCTGCTTTTTCGGCGGTCATTAGCGTCAGGTAGTCAACCAGAATCATTCCTACGCAGCCCTTCTCGCGTTTGATTCGGCGGCTTTCGCTAACGATGTGAGCCAGTGACAGGCCCGGGGTGTCGTCGATGTACAGCATGTCGATTTCACTCAGTCGCCCGGCTGTAGCGATCGCCTTCTTAAAGTCGCCGTCGTAGTCTCCCTGGTACTGGTCGTCGGCGTCATCCGTGGCGGGCATGTAAAAAATGCTCGGGTTTACGCCGGACTTCTGCCCAACAAGCTTTTCGAGGATCTGGTCGCTGGGCATTTCCAGGCTAAACATCAGCGCTGGCTTTTTCTCCCGAATCGCGCAGTTGATCGCCATCTGCCCGTACAGGGTTGTCTTGCCCATCTTTGGCCTTGCGCCAATAACAAACAGAGAGCCTTTGACCAGACCTTTCGGTGCCAGTAGTCGGTCGAGTGACGGGATACCGGTACTCATGCCGCGCTGTTCGCCTGAAGGGTCAAAACGTTTCTCCAGATCTGCTACCCAGTCGTCCATAACCTCGCCAAACGATCTCAACCCACGGCGACTGCCGGTTTTTGAATGGTCTGCGAGCTGGGTGAAAATACCCTGAATGGCCTCGTACTTCTGCGTAGCGCTCATGCCGTTGCGGGAATACAGCAGTTCAGTGGCTTCGGTCAGGCGGTTTATGCCGTAGCGCTCCATTGCGGCTTCCCGTACTGATGCAGCGTATGCCACGATGTTTGCAGCACTGGGAGTGTTCTTGGCAATCTCCGCCAGGTAAGCAAAGCCACCTACCTGCTCCGCGAGCCCTTTGCCTTCAAGCGCGTCGAACAATGTCAGACCATCGACTGGCTTGTTGTCACGGAACATCTGGCGCATCTCGGCAAAGATCAACTGGTGAGGTCGGCTGTAGAACGACTCAGGCTTGAGCATCGCCAGAACCTTCTGGACTCGCTCGCTGTTGTCATCATCCAGCAGCAGGCCACCGATAACGCTCTGCTCTGCTTCGAGGTTTTGTGGTACAGCCATGAAATCAGCGGTCATCACGATCCCCCTCGCGCACTTCGATGTAGAGCTTTTCGGTCAGGAACTTATCGAATTTCATGCGGCGCCAGGTCTTCCCGGATTTCTGGTCTGGTCGGTCTTCAAGCATCCAGCGGCAGTTCTGAGCGATGTAGCGCAGATAACTTCTGAAACCGTCCATATCCATCGGCTTGCCGTCCAGGTTGCGGGCAATCTTGTTAGCCTTACCCCAGAAGGTGCGGATGAGATTGCGTCGCTCATCAGTTAGGCATCTCCATCCCCGGGCTTCAGGCAGTTCGTCTTTTAGGCATTGCCATACTTCATCGCATGACAAACGGGACTTTTTCTCTTCAGCGGGTTTCTGGTTATTTGCGAGATACTTACTACCGTTAGGTAGTAAGTTATTTAATATATTGTTATCTGTGGACACTGGCTGGACATCGGCTGGACACTCCACTTCCGCAGGCATTGGTACGACTGCGTTTGCGCTGGACACTGGCTGGACATCGGCTGGACAAAAATTTGACTGATATTCGTCATATTTGACCACTTTTAGAACAGTAAAACGGTTGTTCGATTTGGTGGTGATCATTCCCAGGTTCTGGAATTTACGTAGCAGTGATTTAACGCGATCAGCGGTCAAACCTGTTTCCATTGCCAGTGTGTTTCGCCCGGTGATGAACTCTCCACGTTCGCAGATCACATCGCCGACATCAGTCGAAACCATTGTCTGTTCGTGATTAGCGCGCAGGAGCAGGTGAACCCATAAATGAGCCGCCTCAGCGTCCTTGTAGAACGGCACATCCATAATTTTACGGTGCAGCAAGGCAAACCCCTTACCGTCGTTCGTGCGCGGTTTCTGGAGCCTTCTGGCCTCTCTGGCTTCGGCTAAATTGGATACGTTACCCACGGCCACTCTCCTTACGTTTCAGTTCTTCCAGGATTGCGCGCATCTTCTCTGCCACAATCGGGTTAACCGAGCGGATGAAGCGATCGCGGGTTATGTTTTTATGTACAGCGGTATGGTAATAGCGTGGATTTTTTGCCATTATTCCTCCTGCAATGAGTGCACACGATTTGCATTTGAAGGCCAGTTCTGTTGACGCAGACTGGCTTTCGCCGTTTTTGATACTTCCCATCACATAACCCCTAACATCGAAGTGACCATGGCCATCAGCGGCGCGGTCAGGTCCGGGTCGACACGGAACATCTCTACAATCCCCTCACTGAGTTCCTTGAGCTTCTGGTGACGCGGGGCGTTCATCGCAACGGCAACTTTCGCCTCGCTCGTTTCCTTCTCAAGTCGCGCTAAGCGGGACATAAAGCTGTCTTCTGGAAGAAGGCGGTGCCGGTACTCCAATGGCAGGACCGCCATGATTGCCGGTGTCAGCTGGCGAACGTTCTCGCGGTACTGCTCAGAGTCGAAACGGTTATCCAGGAAGCGGAAAAGCTTCTGGCGAGCCCGGCTGATGTCTTCCGGGAAGCTGATAGCGGTCCCGCCATGCTCCCGGTATTCGTTGATGATCAACGCCGAAACGACGTCCTGATTGTCCAGCGCCGACGACCATGCCCGGACCGCATCGCGGATCTTTTCGTGGTCTGGCGCCGCCTTAGGTTGAGCGCGGTTTATCATCGCTCCCGGGTGTATTCCGGTATTGTGTTGATACGCAAGTGAATGCATTGCTTTCCCTTTCGTTGTTGTGGCCGCCGTTAAGCGGCTGTGTTGTCGTCCGGTGACGGGAACAGCGTCGGCAAATCAGGGCGAATCTGGTATGCCTGAATCTCGCCACCAGTTGCTTTAACGATGCTGTTCACATGCTCCGGAGAAACCTTCGCTTTGTTGTGTAGCCACTTGTAAACCGCCTGCTGCGACACTGCGCACGCTTCACCAAGGGCTTTTTGAGAGCCGACAATGGTGATAGCGGTTTTAATGGTTGGGTTCATAACAACCTCCGTAGTGAATATGAATGAAGAATAAAACTATGGTTGTATTTAGTCAACAACCATTTTCGTTTGATGGAATAAAACCATGGTTGTACATTGCGCGTATGAAAACGACACTCGCTGAAAGATTGAAAGAAGCCAGGACATTACGAGGACTTACACAAAAGGCTCTCGGAGATCTGGTCGGGGTGAGCCAGGCGGCCATCCAAAAAATAGAAACAGGAAAAGCCAACCAGACAACGAAGCTGGTTGAGCTGGCTAATGCGTTAAAGGTAAAGCCTGAATGGTTGAGTTCCGGTGAAGGCGCTATGCTTCTCACTGGGCAGGATGAAGCCATCCCACCGTCTGATCAGTGGGGTACCGTTGAGCCTTGGGATAATTCAACCCCATTACCTGACGACGAGGTAGAAGTGCCATTTCTAAAGGATATTGAGCTGGCCTGCGGCGATGGGACATTCCCACGCGAAGACTATAACGGCTACAAACTACGATTTTCTAAAGCTACCTTGCGTCGTGTAAATGCACACAGAGAAAGCGTCCTGTGCTTCCCTGCCCACGGGAACAGCATGGAGCCAGTCATCCCTGAAGGAACCACGGTAGCTATCAACATCAACGACAAAAAGATCGTGGACGGCAAGGTCTATGCCATCAGCCAGGATGGATGGAATCGCTTAAAAATACTTTACCGTGTGGGCCCGAACAGGCTGAGCATTCGCAGCTTTAATCATGTCGAGCACCCAGACGAAGAAGCGGACCTTGATAGCGTCCAGATAATCGGAAGAATGTTTTGGACATCAACAATATGGTAGGGAAGCAACTATGAAAAAATTCTTATGGGCAATATTATTTCTGACCCCTCTGGCGGCCAATGCGGAAGAGTCTGCTCTCGATCAGCTGAAGCAATCACCAGCTGCAATATGTAAAGACCACGCACAGCCAGATCAGTGCAAAGTAGCAGTACAGGCTACGATGCTGGCGGTTTACAACATCACTTCGCTTGATGCTGGATGCGAGAGTAGTTCTGACGAAGTTAAAGCAAAAATGAACAATGAGCTGAAAGCGCAGTGCGCGGCAGCCAAAGAGATCTCCGATTACCTGAAAAGCCAAAACCGGTAAATACTCCTCCCCTATGAAACCTCGCTCCGGCGGGGTTTTTTATTGCCCAAACCCCGCCACCAAATATTTCTTAAAAATAAATTCCTTTCAAATACAACCAAATAAAACCATAACAACCATTAAAACAACTATTGTTGTTGACGATAAAACAACTATGGTTTTTAATAAGTCCATCGAAACGAAACATCGACAGCTGAGCGAAGTTAGCCAGCGGCGGACAGCAAGTCGCCTGCTTTTTAACAACATGCAGATTTACAGCGTCAATGACCTGTTAAGACCCCTACACGTAAACGTGCAGTATCACCGGGTGCGATCCGGTCGGTGAGAGAGTATCCCCGCGCGAGAGCGAGAACGGCGTGAGAACGGGCAACACTGGCAGGGAGTTGGCGCTGACCAATACAGGGAATGTTTTGGGCTGGCAGACGGTTATCAGCTAGTTGGTGTGGTAATGGCTCACCAAGGCGACGACGGCCTTCCCTGCTACTTGAAAGTGGGGAGCCAGCACCAAAGCATTTCTCCCGCATCAGCGGGTAACGACAGAGGGTAAGGATATGTTCAATTCAATCGAAGAAGCCATGAAGTTTATGTCTTATTTCAGCTCCACTTTGGATCTAAGCGCAAAAGACAAAATGATCATTGCTAAAGACCTTTATCTGAACGCTGAGAATGAAAAAGAGGCCATTGGGATAGTGAAAAAATGGACTGACTGAAGCCCGCTCCGGCGGGTTTTTTCATACCTCACCGTTCTCGATGAGTGCGGTTAGTTATGACAACCGGCGGCCATCCACCGCCCATTGAAAAACTGAATAAATGCGTTGAAGTCTTGTATTAACCGTTCGGCGGCGCGGCCTTAAGCGCGGAGATGATTATGAAATACACCATGAAAGTTTACGCTAGCTCTCCTGAATATGGCGCCTACCTTAAAAGCCGATTTGGTGGCGACAAGAGGGGTAAGTCATTTGAATGGGCCGGTCACCGCTGGGCATACGAAGTCACCAGTTTTGACGATGCCGGCGATTACGACCTGCTTTACCGGTTTGATGATAAGCCATATCCAGAAGAAGTTTCAGTCACTACAGATGACATGACGATCCGTGACTACTTTGCGGCTAAAGCGCCAGGTCTTTGTTTCGCACAATACCTCAATCATGCTGAAGTTGAAGGGTTTCAGGATGGCTGGAGAGATGGAGTTGCTGCTGACGCATACCAGATGGCTGACGCAATGCTGCGTGCCAGGGAGGCATCATGACAGTCACCCACAACGGCAAGCAGTACACCGCCAAAAAGCTCAACGATAACGAGTGGCAGCTGACGTCGGTATCAAACCCGCGTGAAAAGATGACGCTTAACCGCTGGCACATGAAGCTGTCTGGCCTCCTGGAACAGGTTGAGGTGAAGGTATGATCAACCACTACGGCACCACCCCGCTCATTCGCCAGTGCGTAACGCCCGGCATGATGGCATTGCATGAAGGCCGAACCTATCGCGTCTCAGCAGTCATTCAGGAGCGCAAATGGGTGTATCTACACACCGATGCAGAAATCATCCGCCTCAGTGATTGCGTGATTGACGTCCTTCTGGACGGTCACGGCAACCCTATCCAGCACTAACCATCCTATTCAACCGATCGGCCTGGCATTACGCGGGCGGCATCTGCACATCCAAATTTCAGGAGAAACCATGAGCGAAGTAACGGACTTAACTGTCATCGAAATCAAGCCGGAACAGGCTCCGGTGCTTTACGTAGCGGGCGGCCTTGATGCTTATCTCGAGCAAATCCGCCAGGCGGTAAACGAAGTGCCGGACCTGTCCACGAAGAAAGGCCGTGACCGTGTCGCCTCTCTGGCGGCGCAGGTGTCCCGCAGCAAGACGGCAATCGAAAAGCCGGGCCGTGAGTACCTGAAACGTCTGAAGGAGGCTGTGCGACCTGCTGAGGCCGAAATTAAGCGGTTTGTTGATGCCTGTGACGAGCTGCGCGATGCGACCCGCCGCCCACTCACCGAATGGGAAGCAGAGCAGGAACGCATTAAGGCTGAAGAAGCCATGAACGCGCTGCACGACGAAGCGCTGGAAATGAACGAAGAGTTTGACCGCCAGCGTGCCGCGCAGATCGAAGCAGACCACGAAATGGCTCTGCTGATGAACAAGGATTTCGACCGTGACCGCGAAGAGCAGCGCCGCCTGGCGGAACAGGCTCAACGCGAGCACGAAGAGCGCATCAAGCAGGAAGCGGCAGAGCAAGCCCGCCGCGATGCCGAAGCGAAGCACAAAGCGGAGATTGAAGCCGCAGCGCGCCGTGAAGCTGAAGAGAAAGCACGTGCAGAGCTGGCTGAACGCCAGCGCGTCGAAGCGGAACAGCGTGCATCTCGCGAGAAGCAGGAAGCGGAAGCCCGGGCGGAACGCGAAAAAGCCGCGGCAGTGGAAGCTGAGCGCCTCAAGGCAAAACAGGCAGAAGAGAAACGCCTGGCCGAAGAGAAGCGCAAAGCTGACGAGCAGGCAAAGCGCGAAGCTGATGTGAAGCATCGCAAAACGGTCGGCACCAACATCGTTAACGCGCTCACCAGCCACACCAGTTTAACCCGCGAACAGGCAATCGAAGTGCTCACCGCACTGAAAGACGACCTGATCCCCTGCGCAAAAATTCATTACTGAGGTGAATCATGAATATCACATGCGAGTGCGTAGACATGCGCACATCCGTCGGCCCCCACAACACCATCAAAGTTGAGATGGAAGGCGTTGTGCTGGCCGGCACCGTAAAACCCCGTGACTTACTCCCCCAGCTCGACGGCGCAGAAGTAATCGAGTGGTTGGCTGAACAGGGGTACGTCATCACTCATCAGGAGCGTGCAGCATGACGGCGGCAGAACGGTGGGATGAAGAGTCATTCCTGCGCCTTATGCGCGACGTGCTTCCGGAAAAGCCCGAGGGTGATGACGAGCCAGTTAACCAGGCCGCCGAGCGGCAGAACCCGGTCATTAGCTGGGATGAATTTGCGGGGAATTACACATGAACCTTGATGATTTAGATGCGCCATTTGCCAGTGAGGATATTGAGTGGCGCATTCAGCAGGCGGGAAAAAACAATAACGGCATCTGGGCAAAGGTGCTGGCTTACGTAACTAACCGCGCAATCATGAAGCGGCTGGATGAAGTATGCGGCAAGGCTGGCTGGCGTAACGAGTACCGAGATATTCCGAACAATGGCGGCGTTGAGTGCGGTATTTCCATCAAGGTTGAAGGCGAGTGGATCACCAAGTGGGATGCGGCAGAAAACACACAGGTTGAAGCTGTGAAAGGTGGTCGCTCTGGCGCCATGAAGCGCGCCGCCGTGCAATGGGGGATCGGTCGTTACCTCTACAACCTGGAGGAAGGGTTCGCAGTGGTGTCTGCAACGCGCGCGCCCGGGTTCCAGTACGCCAAATCAAAAGAGGTTGGCGTTTTCTATTGGAAGGCGCCAGCTCTACCGGGATGGGCATTGCCATCAGGAACACCAACCGAGCAGGACCAACAACCGCATGATGGTCACCAGCAGCGAGACCAGGCACCTCAGTCCGTGGATGCGGACAAAATCCTCGCCGAATTCTCTGCATACGCTGGCTCTGAAAACGATAGCGATCGGCTTAAGCATCGCTATGAAGACACATGGAAATTACTGAACGGCTTTGCTGAGCACCAAAACAAATGCAAAGACGTTACTGGCATTCGACTCAAAGAACTTAAACAGGCGGCGTAAATGGCTAGCAAAGGCGTAAACAAAGTGATCCTCGTCGGTAACCTCGGGCAAGACCCAGAGGTCCGTTATCTTCCGTCCGGCGGCGCAGTGTGTAGCGTGACGCTGGCGACATCTGAGTCATGGCGAGATAAAGCTACTGGCGAGCAAAAAGAGCAAACGGAATGGCATCGCGTCGTCCTGTTCGGAAAGCCGGCTGAGGTGGCCGGTGAATACCTGCGCAAGGGCTCTCAGGTTTATATCGAGGGTCAACTGCGCACCCGAAAATGGACAGATCAGGCTGGCGTGGAGAAGTACACCACAGAGGTAGTGGTAAACGTCGGCGGCACAATGCAGATGCTTGGTGGCCGTCAGGGCGGTGGAGCGGCACCGGCGGGTGGCAGCCAAACGCAGGGCGGGAATCAGTTCAGCGGCGGCGCACAGTCTCGTGCACAGCAGCACTCGTCACCCGCCCAATCTAACGAACCGCCAATGGACTTCGACGACGATATACCCTTTTGAATCATCTCCCGGTCAGGAGAAACCAATGAACAAATTTACCCACGAGTATCGAAAATATCTTCTCCGGCCAATCCCTGACCGGAAGCTCTCACCCTCTGAGCGAGCAGATCGCAAAGAGCTTTACCAAATTATCCAGCAAGAAAGAGCCAACGACGATTCACCCCCTGCCCCATCCAATTACACGCCAGCTGACCCATACCTAAACGACAACCGCAAAGGCCTCGGCGGCGCTTCAAGGAGTGACTAATGACTCACGCTCACGACGACATCAGGGTTGGCACACTGTGCCTTCCCTTCATTGGTAACGGCTGGCTAATGCCATGGGGTGAAGTGGTCAGCAATCCATTAAAGGCGCAGCGGCTCGCTGAGGAATATCGGGAAAGGCAGGAGGCGGCATGACAGCGAAATACTCACTTCTGTATGTCGATCCGCCCTGGTCTTACGGCAACACCATCAGCAACGGCGCTGCCGCCGATCACTACTCCACCATGAAACTCATCGACATCAAGCGCCTGCCAGTGTGGGAACTAGCTGCCGAAAACGCGGTGCTGGCGATGTGGTACACCGGCACGCATAACCAGGAGGCTATCGAACTGGCCGAGGCCTGGGGCTTTACCGTTCGCACGATGAAAGGCTTTACCTGGGTGAAACTGAACCAGAACGCGGAACTGCGCATCAACAAGGCGCTGGCCGAGGGTGAAGTCACCGACTTTTACTACTTCCTCGATCTGCTTAACGCCGAGACGCGCATGAACGGCGGCAACCACACCCGGGCCAATACCGAAGACCTGCTGATTGCCACCCGCGGCGCCGGGCTGGAACGAAAGCACGCCGGGATTAAGCAGGTGGTCTACAGCCCGCTCGGCGCGCACAGCGAAAAGCCGTGGGAAGTGCGCCACCGTCTGGAACTGCTTTACGGTGATGTGCCACGCATTGAGTTATTCAGCCGCAGCGCGGCGCCGGGCTGGGATCATTGGGGAAATCAGTGCGCCACCGCCGCGGTTGAATTGCTACCCGGCTGCGCCATCGATGTTGTTAAGACGGAGGCCGCATGACGCCAGCAGCTTATTACAACGAAATCGACCCGTTCGCTGCTCAGTGGCTGCGTAACCTGATCGCCGACGGTCATATCGCCCCGGGCGAAGTTGATGAAAGGAGTATTGAAGATGTCACACCTGACGACCTGCGAGGATTCACGCAGTGCCACTTCTTCGCCGGTATCGGCGTCTGGTCCCATTCCCTCCGCCTCGCCGGATGGCCTGACGATAAACCAGTCTGGACCGGCTCCTGCCCGTGCCAGCCTTTCAGCGCGGCAGGCAAAGGAGATGGGTTTGCTGACGAGCGGCACCTTTGGCCCCACTTCTTCCACCTCATCAGCGAGCGCAGGCCTGAGCATGTCTTTGGCGAACAAGTTGCAAGCGGTGACGCAAACACATGGTTCGACCTTGTACAAGCTGACCTGGAAGGAATGGGATACGCCTTCGGGCTTGTGCCGTTTGCGGCAGCGGGCGTCGGTGCTCCGCACATCAGAGAGCGGGCCTACTGGGTGGCCAACGCCAACAGCCAGATCGACGACCGGCGCAGGTACATCGGGGCGGATGGGGGGAATGAACATTCAGACTGCAGTAACCCTGACAGGTTGGCCGACACCCACAACGATCGACAACAATCAGGTTGCAGGCCAAGCTGCGGCTGCAAATGCGCCAAAGCGGGGATCCACCCTTGGCGGAGCATCAAGGCTTGCAGGCTGGGTGACACCAACCTCACGCGACTGGAAGGACTCGGCGGGAATGACTGCGCAGCGGGACGGGAAGGAGCGACTGGACCAGCTGCCGCGCCAGGCGTACACATGCGGGCCCTTGAGGTTAACGGTTTTTGGCGAGATGCGGACTGGCTCTTTTGTCGAGATGACAAATGGCGTCCAGTTGAACCCGGCACATTCCCGCTGGTTGATGGGGCTGCCGCACGCATGGGACGAGTCGAGTCCGGGGTGGCAAGAGTGGCAAGCAGCAACCGCACAGGCCGACTCAAAGGCTACGGCAACGCCATAAACGCGCAAGCTGCGGCAGAATTCATCCGCGCTTATATGGAGGGGTTATGAAACCAGAAAAAGACAACGCCATCCGCGCCGCCTGCCGCCGCTGCACCGAGGAAATCCAGCAGGCCATGCGCAAGAAGCCAAAGCCTAACTGGAACGAAACGGTGCCTCCCATCATCAACAAGCATCACAAGAAAATTGAAGCTCTGGGAGTTAGCCTCCTGGAGTTCGTCGTATACACAGGGCGGCTTAATCGCCGCTTCGGAGTTGAATCGTGACCAAATACGCGAAACTGGATAGCGAGGTGTTAAGCGCTATCGGCGCTCAGCCAACCTCGTTTTCGAAGATACTTAACCCTTCCGTCAGGCAGGAGTGCTTGGTCATTGCTGAAGCAGAGGGAAAGCACCCGATGGACGTCTTCAGCATTCTTGACCGCCGACTCCAGTCTCTCAGGAAGCTTGGCGTTATTCAGCATGTCAAAGGCAGGGGGTGGATACAGCCATGACATCACAAATCACCAGGTCGCTAAAGCGGCCTTTTTTATTGCTGGCGTTCACCTTCAACCGAATTAACCGACAGTTCCGGGAGCATTGACCATGGCCGACATCATCGACACCGCAGCAGAGATTGAAGAGCTTCAGCGTAACGCTGCCCTTTCCGCTCACCGCATCGACCGTAATGCCGTGTCATCTGAGCATTGCGCTGAATGCGGCGAGGATATCCCAGCGCCGCGGCGCGCTGCCGTTCCCGGCTGCCAGACGTGCGCGGAGTGCCAGGGCGTTATCGAATTGAGGAATAAGCAGAGGGGGATCCAGTGAAAGAGCGTGGAATGATTTTTAATGGCGAGATGGTGCGCGCCATCCTCGACGGCAGGAAGACGCAGACGCGGCGCATCATGAAAGTTCAGCCGTCTGATGGTTTCCACCCAACGCATAACGGTTACGATCTGGATTTAAACGCCCACTGGTACACGCCTGGCGTGGTCGATAAAAACGGATACCTGCAGCCTGCAAAGAAAGAGGTATTTGGCGTTGCTGATGAGAATGAAGGCTACACCTGCCCGTTCGGTGCCGTCGGCGATCGAATCTGGGTGCGCGAAACGTGGGCTGAAGCTGGTGCTGGCGCGCCGGACCTGAAACTTTATCGCGCGGATTACCCTGAGCACGTTCCAACTCATTACGAGAATGTGCCGCCGGCTGATGAAATACGCTGGACGCCTTCGATTCACATGCCGCGCTGGGCCAGTCGTCTAATGCTGGAAATTACCGGTGTGCGTGTTGAACGACTAAGAGATCTGAGTGAGGACGATGCAAAGTCAGAAGGCATTACGCCGTCTTCCGGCGGGGTTCTTCCCGGATGGGAATATCGCATTAACTTCCGTGACCTTTGGATGAGCATCTACGGTGCCGACAACTGGGAAACTAACCCATGGGTTTGGGTTATCGAATTTAAGGTGGTACCCAATGTTCCAGCTAATTCAACGGGGTCAGATTTACGCTGACCAGCACGGTTGGCCCGTCATTATCCACAGCTGCACATCACAGATAGTCCGCTACTGGCGACAGGGCCGGATAAACACCGCTTCAATCGACCGATTCAACAATGATTTTGAGCACCTAGATCACCGTGAGGCGGCGCAGATACGCGCCGAACTGGAGACGAGCGAGCATATCAAATCGCTGCGTGCCCGGCGCGCGGCCTAAGGAGAGATTATGGGAAAGGTAACGTTTGTATTTGAGTATGAAGATGGCAAAGAGCCGCCAGTTAACGCTGGTATGGAGTTTATGGGAGGTAAGATTGTTGCAGTCTCGTTTAGTGATGCGCTTGAGTGCCTCGAAGAGGATTTTCATGAATGCTCACGGGGTAATTTAACAGTTGAACAAATTATTTCTGACCTCAACGAGTCTGGTCCGATAAGCAGAACCTTGATTGGCAATATGAATATCAAAACCATTGGCTAAACCCACCAATGACGCAACTGATAGCCAGTTATGAGCTGGCTATTGGGTGCGAAAGCACTGCAACGTCATCCCTTTTGCCCGGCCCCGCGCCGGGTTCTTTTTTGCCTGGAGAAACCCATGAGCGAAATGACCTTAATCGTGCCCAACGACTGGGTAACCGAAGAAAAGCTCGTCGAGATTACCGGCCTTCGCCCTGGCACTATCCAGCGGGCCCGAAAAAAATGCTGGATGGTCGGTCGGGAATATCTGCATGTTTCCCCGGACGGCGTGCCGAAGAAAAACAGCGAATGCATGTACAACCGAAAGGCTGTCGACCAGTGGGTTGAGAGCCTCAAAAAGAAACAGCCGGGTGCGCGCCAATGAAGATCCGTTTATGCTTAGCGGGCTCTTGGACGTCAGGAGGGAATAATGGCTAAGTCAGCATACCCAACAGGCGTGGAGAATCATGGCGGAACGCTCCGCATATGGTTCATCTATAAAGGCAGCCGGGTGCGTGAAAGCCTCGGCGTGCCTGATACACCAAAAAACAGAAAAGTCGCTGGCGAGCTGCGCGCGTCGGTGTGCTTCGCGATAAAAACAGGCAATTTCAATTATGCGGCCCAGTTCCCGGATTCGGCAAACCTGAAGAAATTTGGGGTTGAGAGTAAGGATATCACTGTTTTCGAATTGGTGAAAAAGTGGTCAGAACTAAAGCGAATGGAGATCAGCTCAAACACGATGAGCAGGTATGAGTCCATCGTGAAAAACATGCTCCCGCGCATCGGCGAAAACAATCTCGTTTCGTCTGTCACTACTGAAGATTTACTGTATGTGAGAAAGGAGTTATTGACCGGTTTTCATGTGATGAAGAAGGATCACCGCCAGCAGGTAAAAGGAAGAAAGTCATCCACGGTGAATAATTACATGATGCTCATGGCCGAAATCTTTCAGTTCGGTGCCGACAACGGCTACACAAAGGAGAATCCGTTTAGTGGAATTAACCGTCTCAAGAGGGCAAAGGGAGATCCAGACCCTCTTTCTACAGATGAGTTCATCCGATTTATACGGGCGTGTGGGCACCAGCAGATGCAAAACCTCTGGTCTCTGGCGGTCTATACCGGCATGAGGCACGGGGAATTGTGCGGGCTGGCATGGGAGGACATTGATCTGCAGGCGGGCACTATCACGGTGAAACGCAATCTGACCCAAACGGATGAATTCACCCTGCCTAAGACTGATGCTGGTACCGACAGGGTTATTTATCTTATTCAGCCAGCTATCGACGCATTAAAGAGCCAGGCTCATCTGACTCGACTTGGCAGGCAGTACGAAATAGAGGTGAAGTTGCGGGAGTATGGCCAGGCAGTTATGCATCCATGCACATTCGTTTTCAGCCCACAATGCATCAAACGGGGTCCGCGGAGAGGTTATCACTACGCGGTAAATTCTATTAACAAAATCTGGGCGCCAATTATAAAACGCGCAGGCATACGTTACCGGAACGCATACCAGTCAAGACACACTTACGCTTGCTGGTCATTGTCCGCCGGTGCCAACCCAAACTTCATAGCTACGCAGATGGGTCACACTGATGCCCAGATGGTATATAAGGTTTACGGCAAGTGGATGTCGGAGAAAAGTGCTGAGCAGGTGTCCATTCTGAACCAGGCTCTTTCGCAATTTGCCCCACCCATGCCCCAGACCATTACACAGGTTAGCTAAAAACAATAAATATCAGATGATTAGCATCGTTACTGCTACATTTGTATAACACGGGGCACAAAATGCCCTCGACCATAAAACGCGCTTATGTTGTGATCGGGGTTCAATAAATCACTAAACAAGGTATACTCCGGAGTTGTTTATTGTACTAAACGCTCCTGTGAGAGGATGCTACTGCGCACCTATGACTCAATTCGCTTCTCCAGTTCTGCATACGTTGCTGGATACCGACGCGTATAAACTGCATATGCAGCAAGCCGTTTTCCACCATTACTATGACGTTCACGTCGCGGCGGAATTCCGCTGTCGTGGCGACGACTTGCTTGGTATCTACGCAGACGCCATTCGTGAACAGGTCAATGCTATGCAGCATCTGACGCTGCAGGACGAGGAATATCAGTGGCTTTCTGGCCTGCCTTTCTTCAAAGCCGACTACCTGAACTGGCTGCGTGATTTCCGCTATAAGCCGGAGCAGGTCACCGTGCTTAACGATAACGGCAAGCTGGATATTCGCCTTGAAGGTCCGTGGCGGGAAGTGATCATGTGGGAAGTGCCGCTTCTGGCGGTAATCAGTGAGCTGGCTCACCGCTACCGTTCGCCGGAAACCGGCGTCGAGCAGGCGGTCGCCGCGCTGGAAAATAAACTCACTGCCTTCTCAACCCTGACAGAAGGGCTGGACATGTCCCGCTTCCGCCTGATGGACTTTGGCACGCGTCGCCGTTTCTCGCGTGACGTTCAGGAGGCCATCGTTAAACGTCTGCAGCGGGAACCGTGGTTTGTGGGCACCAGCAACTACGATCTGGCACGCCGCCTCAGCCTGACGCCAATGGGTACCCAGGCGCACGAATGGTTCCAGGCGCATCAGCAGATCAGCCCCGATCTGGCTAACAGCCAGCGCGCGGCACTGGCCGCATGGCTTGAGGAGTACCCGAATCAGCTCGGGATCGCCCTCACCGACTGTATTACGATGGATGCCTTCCTGCGCGACTTTGGTCCCGAGTTCGCAGAACGTTACCAGGGGTTACGCCACGACTCCGGGGATCCGGTTGAATGGGGCGAGAAGGCCATTGCCCATTACGAGAAACTCGGCATCGATCCGATGAGCAAGGTGCTGGTCTTCTCGGATAATCTCGACCTGGCGAAAGCGGTCGAACTCTATCGCCATTTCAACACCCGGGTGAACCTGAGTTTCGGAATTGGTACCCGTCTGACCTGCGATATTCCTCAGGTAAAACCTCTGAATATCGTCATCAAACTGGTGGAATGTAACGGTAAGCCGGTGGCAAAACTCTCCGACAGCCCGGGTAAAACCATCTGCCATGACAAAGCGTTTGTCCGCGCATTGCGCAAAGCGTTCGATCTTCCCCAGATCAAAAAAGCCAGTTAA